TCACGCGATCACCCAGATTGCTGCCTGGGCGGCGCCAGCCAATGCCAACGCCTCGATCAGATCCCCAACGCCAGCCTCGATCACTGAGTTGTCAGCCAGCACCCAGGTTACCGACTGCGCCCCTGTACCTTGTAGCGCGATGATGGCGCGCGCCATACGCCCCTGGCTCACCTCGTCGCCATCGAAAACGTGGCCGGAATTCGTTGTCACCGTAATCGAGTCCACCAGCACCTGGCGCTCGGCTTTCAGTTCCTCACGGGTTTTCATCACACCAGAGTCACACTCGATCCAGGTTCCATCACCGTTGAGCCGATAGAACTTGCCCTCAAGCATATTTTGGGGAGGATCGATCCTCACCTCGTCGGAGTCCCAGGTCGAGTATTGATCGGCCACACGATGGCCAGCATAAAACCCGTTTCTAATCTTGCAGATATTCATCTAAGTCCTTACAGGCCGGTTCTAACGTAAGAGGTAGCAACCTGAACAGCACTGCTATCGGTTGAAATTATCGGCGTCTTGTGCATGCCGTTAAACAGTTTTGCGTAAGGGGCACCGGAGCTGTCCACCGTGAGCAGATATCGCCCGTCGGGGGAAAACTTGGTGTCATATCCACGGCCGCTACAAGAGATCGTTTCCAGCAGCGTTAGCCCCGTGCCAGTGATGCGGAAGACCCTTATGCCTCCCGAATCACGAAACGCAAGGAAACGCCCGTCCGCCGAGAACCCTCCGGAATCGCCATATAACACTGCAGCTGGCGAACCGAATGCCGAAAACGTATCGCCAGACCGGCTGAACACCTGGTGGTACGGGGTGGCGTTAAAGCCCACCGAGAAGTAGTTCGCGCTGGGAGCCATTGCCACATAGTTGATTACGCTTGGTGAGTAACCAAGCGCCGGGGACGCAATGAAATTGAAGGTATCGGCTGTACGTTTCCAGATTTTGACTGACGGGCTGTTCGTGACCGCCAACAAATAGACACCGTCATCCGATAGTGCAATCGCTGGTGCGAGCGCTGTCGGGTTTGCAGGATTGGCGAGGATAGCAGCTGGGTCAGACCGGCGTGTAGCAAAATCTTGGGGGTGAACGGGTCGGTGACATACGGCTCTATGGAGTCGATCCGCACCTCTGGCGATACTGTGGCCGTCACGCCAACCAGGGGGAGCGGCACGCCTGCCTCCATGCCGGCGTTGGCGAAGGTTTGGCGCGAATGTTCGTAGGCGTTGTTGTTCTCGAACGCGATGGCGCGGCAACGGAACTCGCGCTGGAAGTCGATCAGGTCCGCCTCCAGCTTGGACGGCACCCGGCGCTTGATGGCCCCCGATATGACGTGCAAGCGCTTCATGCGCGGGTCGTAGCCGCCGGCCAGCAGCGCCGACGGGTCGGAGGTTTCCCCCTTGCCCATGGATGGGTCGCAGGAGCCGAACATGATCCATTCGGGCAGGCGTTGCACCCAGAATTGCACCTTACCGAAGACCTTGTCCTCATCGCTGCGCGGGTCGCCCTGCATCTCGGTGTCAAAAGCGCGCTTCGACACGGCCCGCTGGCGCATCAGCCAGAACAGCGGGCGCACTGATGGCCATGAGACTATGGCCCCAGCATCCATGTTGACCTTGTTCGCCAGGTAGAAACGGAACGACGGCAACCTGGACTCGTCCAGCACCTGGCCGGCCAGCGCCGCCACCTCGACCTCGCGCTTGTCATCGTTGAGCATCCGCTCCTGGCACTGCTCCCACAGGTCCATGTTGTCGGGCAGCTGGACGATCGCGCGGAAGTGGTGGACGATGTGGCCGATGGTCTTCTTGGCGCGACTGATCGGATCGTCCTTGTCCAGGATCGTACCGACCCCGCAGTATTTCACCGTGCCGTCCGGTGGGCCGAGGTAGTCGATGGCCTTGGTCAGCCACGTCCAGCGATTGTCACGCTCGGTCGGGCTTTTGGCTTCCGCGTCGGTGATCAGATCGTCGCCCAGCAGCAGCTTGGGCCGGCTGGCGCCATGGAACGTGCCGCGAATCGCCTGCTCGGCACCGAACGGCTCTACCTTGACGCCGGTCTTGGTGACGAATTCGCCCACCTTCCACGTCGGCCCCTTGCCGCAGACTTCGGGAAAATCCAGCGCCAGGGCGGCGTTGACGGTCAGCTCGGTTTTTGACACTTCGACCAGCTTGGTCGGCAGCCGGGTTTCAGCACCAAGCAGGATGATGTAGTCGATAAACGGCGGCAATGGGCCGGTGGCGCCGATCTCGGCCCGCACGTCGGGACGTTGGTGCAATGCCTGGACACTGCACCATACCGGACCGATCTTGGTCAACAGGGAGGACTTCGCTTCGCCGCGCGGCGCGATCCACCATTCCTTGACGCCGCCAGCCATACGCAGCAGTTGCGGGAAGCGGTTGCAGAACTGGTCATGGAACAGCGATGGCGTGCCCCGGATGTGATGCGGAAAGTAGGTGTAGGCGAAGAATTGAAAGTCGCCGTCCAGCACGCGCTTGCGCCTGGCCTTGATGGCCTTCTGTGATGGGTCCAGGCCGATGCTGTGCGCCTCGATGTCGCGGCGCAGCGAACCAACCAGTTCGCTCAGCTCGCTCTGGAATTCCTTGGTGCTTAGGTCGTTGCGTTTCATTTGGCATCGGCCAGTATCTTCGGCAGCACATCACCGAACGGTTCCAGAATCTCAACCAGGATGCTGCCGTGCTGCGGATAGCGCTCCTGTACGAACTCTGCCAGGCCGCGCAGCACGGTCATGCCGATGGACAGGCTGTTAGCTTCCGGCAGGAACTTGCGCATGGCGGACATGCTCTTGTGGATGTTGTCCATCAGGCTGGACATCAGCTCGACGCGCTTGGCTGCCGGCATGTCGATATCGGTCTTGATCATGTCGAGCACGGCATTAAACTGCACCAGCATTTCCGTCAGGATTTGCCGGGACAGCTGCTCCACGTCGCCGCCGGCCAGTGTGGAGGCGCTGCGCACCTTGTCCCAGTCGTCGCCGGCCGCCGCCGCCTTTTCTTTCCATCGTTTGGCCGTGGTGTAGGCGACGTTGGCCATACCCGCAGCCTGTTCCAGGGAGAGGCGGTCGAAGATATAGTGCCGACGTACCAGGGCATGGATTTCCGCACTCTTGGCCATTACTGCCCCAGCTTGCGTTTGAGCAGTTCGACCAGCGCGGCGATAGCCAGGCTGGAACCGATGCCGGCCAATACGCCGGCCTTGGCGGCGCCCCGTTCGAGCGCCTGGATGCGGTCCTCGTGCCCCTTGAACTTGTCGGCCAGTTGCTTGGGGTTGGCCACCTCCAGCTCGCGCAGACGCAAATCGTGCTCGGCGAACTGGCGCGTCACCTTGGCATCCAGATTCGTCAGACTGGTTTCGACCCGCAACGAGGTACTAGCCTGTTGGTCGAGTTTGGCTTCCATGCGGCCAAGAATACGGGCCAGATCGTCGTTGCTAATTTCCATTCGTGTTTCCTATTCAGGGTTGGCGCATCAACTTGCGCTGGGCCTCCGCTGCCATCTCGCAGGGCCGGCATCGGGTACAGCCTGGTGCGGCCTGGCGCCGGTCAGCCGGGATAGCGATACCGCAATCGCGGCAGTCATACTCCACGCCGGCACGGCAGGCCAGAGCGATGGTCTTCAGGCGCTGGCGGCGGATGGCCACCTCGCGGTCCAGCTCCTCGCGTTTGCTGGCCTGTTCGCATTCGTCCGTCATTGCGTTGCCTCCGTTGAGGTGTACCAGTCAGCCCAGCCCTTCACCTTGTTGGCGCACATCTTGTACAGACGCGCCACTTCGATGTGGTTATTGACTGCGTTCTGTTGCGCCGTCAGGAGGGGCAGCGGCGGGCAGCCCGCCATCAGGTTCGCCTGGGGCTGCGCCGTCAGACTGCGCGTTTGCGTCGTTCCAGCGGCGCAGGCTGACAGGGTCAAGCACACAGCCAATACCAGGATTGCTCTTTTGCTCGGTTTCATATTCAGTGCGCAGGTTGTTGAAATAGTGATCGGTCGCGGCCTGGGCCTTCTCGGTACGCAGACCGGAAGCCACGGCCGCCGCATCCTTGCGGCGTTTCAGTTCACCGTCCTTGATCGCCGCCTTGACCTCGTTCATTGCCACGGCATTCTTCGCGCGCTCGTGTTGGTCGTCGATGGCGGCCAGCGTGGCCAGGACGATGGCGATGGCGGCGACACCCCAATCGGTGCGGGTTATCATCGCTGGCCCTCCAGGCAGACGGTGGCGCCCCACGCGGTGTACAGTCGCTGGTGCTGGAACAGGATCAGGCGGGGATAGCGGCGCGAGTAGTCGAAGTTTTGCGCGCTCTGGCCGGCATTGATATCCTCGGTGGCGCCGAACCAGGCGCCGGAGGTGGTGGAAAGGCGTTGCGCCTTGAGAACGTAGCCCAGGCCGCCGTTATAGCTCTTTAACGCGGCGCCCCAGCGCTCGCATTCGGTATCGCCCTGGACGCGCTTATGCAGCCAGCCGTCATAGCGCACCAGGGCACGAATGGCCCATTTCGGCGAATATGGATCGGGAGCGCCGATTTCGGGATACATGTGCGCGACCTGTTTGGATGTGTCGTCCATGAACTGGGCAAGGCCGCGCCCATTGTCCCAGGCGGTGATGGAGGCACGGCAGCTGCTCTCCTGGCGCAGCTGGGCTGCGAACATCGGCACCGGCGCCGCCAGACCATAGACTGCCTGCGCCTCACGCACCAGTGTTGGCCGGTATTGATCGCAGGCGTCGGTGGCGTGTGCCAGCTTGCCGGCGACGACCATGATCGCCAGCGCGCACAGCAAGACCGGAACCTTGACAGCCAGCCAGATCAGCGCCGCACGCATCACAGGCCCGTCGCCAATGTGTACATGGAGGCGGCCATGATCAGCGCCCGACGGATCATCACCAGCGGGGGAGAGTCCGGGGTGATCCGGTCACGGAACGCCATCCGGTCCAGCCAGTAGCCGATGAATGCTCCCAGCGTGCTGTGGCCGAGTTTCCAGGCCAGCGTTTGCAGTGGGCCGCTATAGTGCAGCTGCATCATGACGATGGCGGCGAGGTAGAAGACGGCCGCGACCAGCAGCCATTCGATCATGCGTAATTTGTTCAAAGCGTCCCCTTCGTTGCGTGGGCAGTTCTGACAGATGTCAGGCTTGCGACGAAGAGACTTTATGATTTACGCGCGAGGCAACCAAGCTTGACTAGTGTCAGCACCTGGTTGCGATTTGGAGGGAATTGAAACGAAGGAAACGGCGGGAATTGCTTAGATCAGACTCATCTGGCGCGGATCGGCCTGTTTGACCTCCCCGGTGGTTTTCAGAATTCGCCAGATGGTACGCTCGTGAATGTAAGGTGTAAACCGACGTGTGATTTGTGCCACCGCCATGCGCGCCGACATCCCTTCCTGCATCGTGAGCTTGTCGAACTCGGCCAACACCTCACGGTTGCGCACGTGGCGCAGGGCGCTGTGGCACAGCGGTACGGTGAACGGGGCATTGCCGTAGAACTTCAACAACTTCTCGGCGGCAGCGCGTCCGACAACTTCCGCCATGCGTTCCAGGCTGCGTTCGCTATGGTACAGGTTGACAGAATTTCCGCCGCAGGCGTCGACCAGGCGCAACGTCGCTGGCAGGCCGATCACCGCGATCAGTTTCTGCGCGCTCATCGGCAAGTGAGAGAAATCGGTTTGCATCATGTTTGTCACTTCAAGGTTTAGATGCGCGCGCGACCTGTGCGGCGCGGCGCTTGGCGTCGATACTGAGCGCGGCGATGATCTTGCCTAGCTGCTCGGCGTTCAGCCAGTCGATCTTGTCGATGTTGAACATCTTCTTCGCCATGCCGTGACCATACGACCAGGGACGGCGCGCGTCGGCCAACTGGGCTTCGATCTTTCCTAGCAGCCCACGATTGGCGGCGGCGGCATTCGGGCGCTTGCCACCGCCCGACGCCTTCGGCTTGAAGCCGCAGCGCTCCAGGTGGGCCAGCACCTTGGCCGCGCCGATCAGCGTCAAGTCCTTGGACGACGATACGCCGCCATGCGCCAGCAGCATGGCGCGGTAGGTGTCGTCATCCATAGCCAGCTGCTTCTTGGCGATGTGAATTTTCGCGAGATTGGCGTTGCGGCTCATTTCTTAGTCCAATTCCAGCGCGTTGAGCACCTGTTTTTGTTGAGGGCTGTCGATATCGAGCGCGGAACTTCCGAGTTCATCGGTCGGTGCCACTTCAACGGATTCGCAGACCTTGCACAGGTGGTTGATCGCGGTCTTTCCGCTCGACCAGTCTGGCAGGTAGACGGTGACGGAGCCGCTGAAGTACGGGTCTTTGGCGACGTAACGCTTACCCAGGCGCTTCTCCGCTTCCTTCCGTTTGGCAGGGCTGAGATTTGGCCGAACCAACTTGCGCATGAACTTGTGCTCTGGCACTGCCGGTTCGGCCATGCACCAAGCGCCCTTAAATACGCCATCGACGTACGTCATTACCCGGTAGGTCATTTGCTTGAACCTGCGCACCTGCAGCGATACCCGACGACCATCGCATAGCAACTCGACACTGCCCCATGGCATGGAAAGCTTGTCGGTTAGCTCCTGCTTTTGCTCTTTGCTCAATTTCATAAATTTCCTTGGTTGCTCATCAGTGCCCGGCCACCATGGCGGGCAGACCGGGCCGTGCTGACCCGGTTTCGCTTTTCGTTTTAGCGGTCGTGCTTGTCCTCCCACAGGAAATGAGGACCGCTGCAATAGGCTTTTACCTCGCCGCCGTCACCCAGGATGCGGAGCCGGCAGCGCTCATTGAGCGCGTACGCAAGTCGGGCGGCCCGCGCCCGGACCTCTCCCTCAACCACCACATCGAAGTTCGAGATATGGCGCCAGCTTCCTGCGTCGTTGATCTGCAGCTTCATACCTTGGCCACGTCCAGGGAAATTGGCGCGTATTCGCCGCTGTCGCCCACGCGCTCATAGAAGCGTACGTATTGCTTGCTGCCGATGACCTGTACCGATTCCCCGATAGCGGTCATGGCGCGCTGCCAGCGCTCGTCTTTGATGTCGAGGCGGCGCAGGCCCAGCACGCGGCCGGTGCTGATGTTTCCCTCCTTGTCGGCGTCGAATGCTTGCTGCACCAACACCTTGATTTCAGGGCCGCTATCTTTGCTCCAGTCGGCGATGCATTCATCAATCAGTGCCTTCGCAGCCTGCAGGCGCTCATCGAAGCAGATGTTGTCCGCGCTGGCCACGTTCACCTTGTAGCGGCCGTCAAAGCTCACCAGTGTCACGTTGCCCTTCTTGCCGCCGACAACAGCGTCGTATTCCTCTGCCGACATTTGGACAAATGCGGCCACGTCCCCGAACACACGGGCCTTGAATTCAGCCAGTTGCTGACTGGATGCCTTGGCGGCCGCGATCAGCTCCTGTACCAGGGCATCGCGCGTCAGGTCGATGGGTTTGATGGTGGACTCAGGGATCAGGTGGCCTTGTGCGTTCTTGCGGAAGCCGGCCGGCACGTCCAGGTTCTGTACGGTTGCGTTCATGTGTTGCCTTTCTTGCTGTTGAAAAAATGGTTAAGTTTTGGTGCTGCGCCAGGACAGTGCGCAGTCATCGATAAACAGGGAGCCTCCGGTGTGGTCCGAGAAGCAGCGCAGCCCGCGTCGGAATGCCTCACGGCGCAGCCATACGGCGGCCCGTTCTGACACCAGCACCGTCGGGGTGGCCGCATGGACATCCACTTGCAGGGCTTTAACGCCGTTTTTACGCAACCATCGGATGCATCGGTTAGTCACCTGCAGTCGGCGCAGCAGCGTGCTGTTGAACACCTGGGCACTCGATTGCGACTTGTTTGGCACAAGCTCAAGCGGGCGCGATTGAGGGGCGGACTGGTGGCTCATTTGTCCTCTCCGCTGTACATGTCGCATTGCTGGCATGCGCGCCAGTGCTGCATGGCGACGGGGTTGTGTGTCGGTGCACGCTTGGCGGCGAACTCATGGCACATGGTGGTCGGAAGGTTCAGCTGCAGGTATGGACAGGCCACGGCCATCGGCAGCTCCAAGGCGGCCAGCACCATGCGTTCCAGCTTTCCAAGGTCGCCAGGGTATTTCCCTGAGAGCGCCTGGCTAATGGCGGTGCGCGAATAGCCCACGCGCAGAGCGGCGCGGCCGATGCTCGTTTTCTCGGCCTCATCCCGCAGGAGCTGCAGCCATCGCGGATCAGAGGTCGTCATGGCTTTTCTCCTCATCTTTCCAGACGACCTGGGCGATATTGGGGTCGTAGACGGACTTGGTGCGCTGGATCATCGGCGCGCGCGGTCCAGTGTTCTTGCCCGGAGCGATGCGATAGCGCGCCAGGGATGGCGCTTTGCCCATTGCGGCCGGCTTGGTGACCACCAGATATCCAGCTGCATTGAGCGCGCTGATATAGGCCTTCGCGGTGCCTTCCGCCACCGGGGTGCCGGACGTCGAAGCGTAGGCCGCCAGGTCACGGAAGTTGAATTCGCCGATGATGCGCATGGAGCGCCACATCGCCTCGGTGCCGGCGCCTTGGGCGATGGGCTTACCTTCGCGTGTCAAACGTGGCGCTTCGATACCGTTGTCACGTGCCAGCTCCCATTTTTTCGCCGTACCGATTGTTGCGTTGGCTGGCATGTGGCCGGTCAAGAATCCGGCCTTCTCCAGCCCTTGAATATAGGTGTACAAAGTGCCCTCAGCGATCTTCGTTTTATGGGCAATTTCCAAACAGGTAAAAGTGCCGCTATGCTTTCGTATTGCTTCCCAGGCGATTTGCCGGGAGCCCTTGCCGCCAACCATTTCCATTTCCACTGGCTTGCGCTTGTTCTTTGTTGCTGACATCTAGTTCTATCCTTATGCTGCGCGACGTTTTGGTGCTTCGCCCGTGTACAGGGCGTTGTCGCCCCACTTGGCCAGCGTCATTTCGGTTTCGGCCTGCATCATTGCCTGTTCATGGATCAGCGTCAGGTTGACGCTGACGCGGCGCACGGACCCGTGGGCCAGTTCTACGATGTGGGCCAGCAGATCGGCGGAAATTGCCACGTTGGGGCAGTAGATCGGAGCCAGCTTCGCCGCGTCGGCGACGGACACCGGCAGCGCAGGTATCCACGCCATGACGCGGCTGTGGAAGCGCTCCCACTTCTTGAGCTTCTGCGGCAGCATTTCTTCGCCGACTAGCAGCAGCGTTCCCTGGCTGCCTTCGTAAATGTCGCGCACCAGCTCCACCATGCCGTCGCTACGCAGGCAGAAATCGAACTCGTCAATGATCAGAGGACGGCGGCTGGCGGCCAGCTGTTCGCAGATTACGTCCAGCATGTGGGCGATGGTGCCCGCTGGTTTGATCCCCATTTCAAACTGGATTTTCTCCAGCAGTGCCTTGCGGTTCCATGCGCTGCGCATCTGCACGTAGTAGCCCCGCGACTGGTTGGCCAGAGCCGTGCAGGCGATGGTCTTGCCGCGTCCGGCCTCGCCGTAGATGACGCCCATGCCCGGCAGACCGTCGACGCGGGAAATCAGCCGTTCAGTGGCGACGGCGACCAGGTCGAGATTGGAGATGGATGCAATGCGATTGACCATGGGATTCAGATTCGTCATACTTCGTCTTCCTTTTTTAGACCGACGCCGTTGCAGCGGCATCGTGTTGTTATGCGCCTTGGCGCTGGTTCGGCGGCGGCCTGTTTGGTGCCGCCGTTCTTCTTTTACTGTTTTGCTACTGGATGCCGCATGTCTGAAAAACTGGATGAGTTCATGCTCGTTACCGACGACCGACTTGAACAACTGGAAGGGCAAATCGAAGCACAGAAAATGGTTATTGCGTGGCTGCTAAGCCAGCTTGATCTGACTCATCACTTCCCGTCGGATGCGATTCCGAAGTTTCTAAGCCGTCAGGCGAATGAACTGGACGGAGACCCGAAATATGTTCCATGCGTTGCTTCAATCGATGAGCTGCGCGGGCTTTTCGCGTCTCTCGCACTTGTTCGAGATAAGCGCGGCTGATGACTTGTTGGTCCATTACCTGGTGCCTTTCTAATTAAGCGCACTTGCGCTGGTACATGCGGAACTCGGGGGTGGCTTGATACGTCTGCCGCCATCTTTTCTGCTTCTCACTGCGATCCTGCAGTTCTCCTTCCAATTCCATCCGTTGCCATTCGTCCCAGCGCTCTTGCGGGGTGTTTGGCACGCTCCATTCCGGCGCATCAGGCACAATCGGTTGGGCGGCGACGACCTCAACGTCGGTGAAATTCACCTCGGTGACATCAACCAGGGGCGCTTGCCTTGAACGCGCCAGTTCGTCGCGCGTCATGTTGATGAAACCGGGAATGTGTACGCTTTCCATGTTCTCCAGCGCTGGTGCGCCATGACGCTCTCGCAGAGCCGTGTCGTGCTTGACATCAAGACGCTTGATCTTTGCGTCCAGTCGCTTGTCACGGGCACGATCCGTTACAGATGGTGCGATGTAGCTGCGGCTGTTGCCATTGAGTTCGGCGGTGCAGACGAACCGGCCGTCAGGGTCGTACACCCACACTTTTTCCGGGTCGTGGATGTCATAGCCAATCCGCATTTGATCGGTATGGAATTCCTCCAGGTATTTCGAGGCATATCGGTTCCCGAATACCTCGATCTCACCGCGATGGACAGTGCGCAGCACCTGTGGCCTGAACAACGGGCGCAGCTCGTCGTCTGGAACCGTGTGCGGCTCGAACCCCTTGGCGACAGCCAGCTCCCAGGCCTCGTTCGGTGACATGTGGCGGCGCCGGCCGGTGGTGGGGTCTGTGATTTTTGCCAGTGATCGGTGCGGGCTGTTGTTGTATTCGTCGACCTTCAACTTGCAGAATTCAACGAAGCCGGGCCAGCCGATCAGCGGCATGGCGACCGTCTCGCCGGCCTTCTGCGCTTTGATCGCTTTCCGGGACAATTTGAACGTGTTCAGCTTCGCCTGGCGGTCCATGTCGTGACCGATGTAGCCTGGCAGCTGCTTAGCCGCATTGACCCAGATCGTCTTGTGCGACCGCTCGATGATCCCGCGCGCCTGGGAGTTATACGGCAGGCTGTTGATCATTTCCGTGCCCAGCCGCGCCATCAGGCCCGTGCCGGCGTCGGTCATCAGCTCGTTCTTGTAGCCGGAGCCGTTATCGACGTACAGGATCGCTGGGATGCCGCCGTTGACAACAGCATCGCGCAGTGCGTCCAGCACCGCGAAGGCACTCTCCGCAAGACCGACCGACCAGCCCACGGCGCGGCGCGTTGCCACGTCAAGGACGGACGTGATTTCCGGTCTGAACGGCTGGCCGTGCAGCGGGTGCTGTACCTCGGCGTCAAAGCGGTGGCCGTCGGCGGTGTACACGTCGCTGGGCAGCAGCGTGTCGAAAGTGCGGCGGATGAATGGCTTGATCGACTTGATTTCATGCGATCCCATGCGACCCATTTCCAGCGTAACCTTGCCGACCTTGTCCAGGAAGCGGCGCACCTGCCAAATGCTGGGCATGCCGCCGGCCTGACTGGCCGCCCACTCGGTGGCGAACATACGGTAGGCATGCTCCACAGTTGGCTTCTCCGGTTTCTGGTAATAGCCCAGGAAGGTCGGCGCCCAGTCCGGAACCGACATATCCCGGCCGCGATGGCGCGGGGTCAGCGCGGACGAGCGGTCATACTCCACGAAGCGGATCAGGCTACGCACCGATGGCAGGCCGTCAGGGCTTTGGCGTCCGCGTCCGTCCCGTGCCGCTTTGAGCATGGCGACCAGCTGCGGGTTGGCTTCGCCGGACTGGGCCATTTCAAGCATGACGCGCGCGGCCTTCTTCATCGCGTAACCAGAGCGATTCATCAGGGTTTGCAGCGCCAGCAATACGCCTTTCCGAGCATCGGCTACCAGCGCCTGGCTTTCGGTCGCGATCAGCGGGATTTGATTCTCCGGACCGACCTTGATGCGACGAGGCTCTACGGCGGCAACGACACTCTTCATAGCCTTGTCACTAATTTCCTTCAGGACTGACGGCGGCGGAGTATATTCGCGGCGAATACCGCCTTGGCCAGCGACTTCGACAAAGGGCCATCTTTCGCGCTCGGCCTTGACGCGCAATGCTGCACGTGTGGTTGGGACACTAGAGAGCGCATAGCTGGCCAACTCCGCTGCGCTATAGTGCTGCTTAACTATCAAGGCCGGCAT